CCCGGGATGTATCATCCAGTTGAGCTACGGCGCCCGCCGCGCTGGCCTCGGCGTCAGGGTCGTTCATATCAGCGAGCTAATCCGCCAGGTCTATTCGGGACTCCCTTCTCCATCCGGGGGCGCTTAAGAAGGCCTCCTCCTCCCATTTTGTTTTTTTCGCAGAAGAGAATATAATTTTATGGAGGAAGCCCCCGGCCCTGCCGGGGGAAGAACCCCGCCGCCGGGCCCTGCGATGGGGTCCTATCCGGCGGGGCGCCATCATCCTGCTTCTCGTCGGCCTGGTATACTCGCTGTTCTGGATGGCCTCCGACCCGTATGGCCGCTGGGTCGATGCGACGGACCTCATGAGCATGAGCGACAGCCTGTTCGAAGCGGTGGTCGATGCCGCACTGGCGGCCCTGTGAAGATTGCAGTGGACCCCACCACCCCGGTCATCCAGCTGGTGCAGGGCCTCGCCCTGGTTGGCTTGTGCCTGCAGGGTGACGGCCACGGGGGGCTGGTCATTGTCCAGTCCCCTGAGTACATGCGGGACGGCAAGACAGGCAGCGGCTATGTGCCGCCGTTCTGCCGCTTCGAGAAGAACCCGGAGAAGTTTCATGCAAACTTTTGATGACCTCGAGATTCTCTCTCTCATCTGGCTGTGTTTGGTAATGCTGATTGGAATCTTCGGCGCCTTCTTCGTCGCCTTCATCCGAATCGTGTCGCCGCCAACCCGCCGCCCCATGGCCACTTTCAAAAAAGGAAACCGCAATGTTCGTTGAACAACGCACCGAAGAATGGCTGGCCGCCCGTGTCGGCCGCATCACCGCCAGCCGGTTCAAGCACGTGCTGGCCCGCCTGAAGAACGGCCAGCCGGCGCAGGCTCGCACCGACTACCTGATGGATCTCGTCTGCGAGCGCCTGACCGGGCAGCCGACGCATCACTTCGTCAACCAGGCAATGCAGTGGGGCATTGACCAGGAAGTGTTCGCCTGCGAAGCCTACGAGGCGCGGACTGGGCAGCTGGTCCAGCCGGCTGGGTTCATTGTTCCCGCTGACATCAAGGCTAGCGTGGGCGGCAGTCCGGACGGACTGATTGGTTCCGAAGGCACTGGCGGCTGCATCGAGATTAAGGCGCCCAACACCCGCACCCATGTCCAAACCATCCTCGACGGAATGCCGGACGAACACTATGCCCAATTGCAGGGCGTCATGTGGGTTGCTGGCCGTGAATGGTGCGACTTCATTAGCTGGGACCCACGGGTTCCCGGCGAGCACCAGCTCTACATCGAACGCATCGAGCGCGACGATGCCTTCATTGAAATGCTCAAGCGCGAAATCGAGGTCTTCGACCAAGAGGTCGAGGCCACCATCCAGAAACTCTCGGAGTCCAAAGAATGAATCTCGAACACGCCAACGCCGCCTTGTTTGCGGCTCTCGCCCTGGCTCAGGGTGAGATTGAGAACGCCACCAAGAACTCGGTGAACCCGCAGTTCAGCAAGAACGGCAAGGCGTCCTTCGCCGACCTCGCTGAAATCTTGAACACGGTGCGCCCGGTTTTCGCCAAGCACGGCATGGCCGTTGTGCAGTCCACCTCGGCCGAGCCGGGTGTGGTGTTTGTCACCACAGCCATTGTCCACAGGGACGGCGGTTATATCACCAGCACCGCCAGCTGCGTGCCGGCCAAGGCCGACGCGATGGGCATCGGAGCGGCAACGACTTACCTCCGCAGGTACAGTTTGTCTGCCATGGCGTCGATTTCTCAGGCCGACGATGACGGCAACTCTGCCGCCCACAACAAGCCGGTGGCCCAGCGCCGCTCGCCCGGCCTGCCCCTGCTGCTGTCGGCCATCACCGACGCCGGCACTGACGAGCAGCTCGAGTTGCTGCGCGAACAGATCCGCACGCTGGTCGGCACCGACCGAGCTGCCGCCATCGACGCTTTCACCAACCGCAAGGCCGCACTTACGGCCAAGGAGACGAACGAATGAACCTGATCACCATTGCCGGCCGACTAGGCCGGGACGCTGAACACAAGGTCCTGCCTTCCGGCAAGGAGGTGGTGAACTTCGCCGTCGCCGTTGACATCGGCCGTGGCGACAACAAGTCCACCCTGTGGATTGACTGCGCCCTCTGGGGCGAGCGTGCTGCCAAGCTCCAGCCGTACCTGGTCAAGGGGAAGTCGGTCACGCTGGCCGGCGACTTTAACCTGCGGACCTTCGAGAAGAAGGACAAGTCGGCTGGCGCCACCATCACCTGCGACGTGCAGCGCCTGACGCTACAGGGCGGCCGTGAAGCCGAGCAGACCGAGGCCCCTGCCGTGGCCAAGCCCGCCATGACTCCTTCGACGTGGCAGGCTCCCAAGCAGGCACGCCCGGCCCCGCCGACGGAAGCCCAGCTCGACGATGACATTCCCTTCTGACCATGAAAACGAAAACCGAGTATCGCAAGGAACTCGTGGAGGCCGCGGCAGATGCCGCGGTTCGCCTTCTCGACAGTGACCGGACCGGCGTACGCTGGCCGTTCAATGCCACCCTTAACCTGCTGGAACGTGCCTGGCTGGATGGCCACAAGGCCGGGTCTCAGCCTAAGCCGGAGGAGCTTCGCTAATGGAACAGGAACTTGCGCGAATGCAGTCGGAGATTGAGGCACTCAGCATCGACAATGCCCTGCTGCGTGCAGAGAACATTCGGCTGCTGTGGAACAACAAACCCAAAATTGATACGCCGGCGGCAGGCTTGGAAACCGTCGAGCAGGAAGTGGCCCGGCTGCGCACCACCACCCAGCGGCTGCGCGACGAGCTGCTGTTCTCGGACCTCGCACTGACCCGCCTGCGGGAGGACATCAAGGCGGTGGGACTGGACATGGAATCCATCGGCAAGGTGGCAGCAGCAATCCGGGGAAAAATGGCGTGAAAATCTGCACCCGTTGCCTGGCTGAAAAGCCGCCGGACAGTTTTGCGTGGAACGGACGGGGCGGCAGGCGCCCTGTCTGCCGGGTCTGCACCTATGCCGCAAAGGAAAAAACGGAAAGCACCAAGGTTCAGTGCACAAAGCGGCTGGCAAAAAAACAGGTGCAGAACGCGCACAAGATACCGCTGCAACATGCTAATGACGGGACGGCCTGCTGGTGTTGCCGGAATAAGACCGGGACCAGAGCGGCCGTGGCACTGTGCTACATCTGTGAGGGGAATTACTGATGGCGACATTCATTATGGTGACGGCCGTGGTCCTGACTGGGACCTGCTTCGTTGTTTGGGGATTGGTGCTAGTGCTTGTTGCTGCCAATGCCATCGTTGCGCTACGGGATCTGGCGACAAAATGCACGGGCTACTGAGGGTGGCGACGGCCATATCTGTGGCGCTGGCCTGCCTTGTGACGGCAGCCTGCGTTCTGCTGCTGGCGCCGTTTGCTCTAATCAGCTGGTGGTATCGCCGGGCTCGCTAATTTCCCGGTCGATGTACCACATAGCCTTTCGGAGGGACTCGCTCCCTCCTTTTTCTTTGTGCCGCCACAGGTACTTTAGGGCATTGCCCAGCCGGTAGGCGGTCTCCGGCGGCCAGCCGGCCACCATCGCCTCGATGGCCTCGATACACTCCATGCCACCGGCCCGCTTGTAGTGGGCGGGATTGATGTTGTCAGTTGTCATGTTGCGACCTGTTCGCCTCGGAACCATGCCACGCCGTTAATGACCTCACAGATTTCTGGCATCAGCAGTTGCCCGCCGCGATAGGTCAGAACAGCGAACCCACTGCACCAGCTTAAGGGGGCGGCCTGCGTGTAATTGAACTGAGGACCGTCTGGATCTGCGAGCGTGCCAGTGTCCACGCCATAGCGACGGCCACGGTAATCCCCAAAAGGCGTAACCTGAAGTTTGTGCAGATGTCCATGGACATAGTGCGTCCCTGCCCTGACGGTTGAGTTGTAGGCCGAGTGAACGCCGCCGGCCACATGAACGTGCCGGATTACGGTCCACCCCTCGTCGCCCTGATTGACGTGGAGCGCAAAGCACCCGCGCCAGTTGGGCAGGTAATCGAACAGACTGGTGCCGTGCAGCCCCTCCAGTTCGGGGGCATTGGCTGCGATGTAATTCTCGAATCGCGAATCGTGATTGCCAAGCGTGCGGATTAGCAGGGCATCGCCCGAGGCCTTCTCAACTTCTCGCATCCGGAGACAGACAGCCTCGACCTCTTCCTTCACGGACGGACGGGACTCCCAGCCCATGCGCGGGTGCCGGCTGACACGGGCGCCATCGAACAGGTCGCCGTTGGCCACCACCAGCCGAGGCTTCAGTTTCTTGAGCAGGGCAACCAGGGCAAGGTGCGCCACGCTCGGCTCGCCCGGCCAGTAGTGAGCATCGCTGAACACCACCACCGTGCCATCCTCGACGGCCGCCGAGGTGGTCTTTTCCAAATGCGTGAACCGCTTCTCGCCCAGCTCCTCGACTGCCTGCCGCTTTTTGGTAGAGGGGGAGCTGTTGTCGCGATTGTCACCTACCGTTTTTAGGACGATGCCGTGTTTCCGTTCCATTCGCAGCCGGCGCATATGCACTGCGCGAACGGCAACGCCCAGCTCTTTGGCCACTTTGGCAGGGGATTGCAGGCGCGCCCACGCCTCAAGAAACTCTTGCTCGGTTGAGTTGCAGGCCATGAGTCACTCCATTGAACTGATGATTTGATGCAGCAACCCGCCTACCTGGTCAACGAATTCCTCGTTTTCGTAGGCCGGGGAATTCAGGGCGAACAGGATGCAGTGGGTTACTTCGTGCCAAAAGGTCTGCTCTTGCGCGGAAGCGGCAATGCTGGAGCAGACGGCAATGGTCAGCGTGGCTGGGTCAAAGTACCCGACGCAGTTCTTCCCAGCTTTCCACCGGCTCTTCGGGATGCGCTTCACCGTTATGGTGTGGCCCATAACGTGGAAGGACTTAGGGATTGCGGCCCGCTTCGCACTCATGCGGGCGGCCACTGTCAGGCCTTCCCTTTGAGACGCTCAAAGCTGCGGTAAGCGCCGAGGCCCAGCATGCCGAACAGCAGGCCATACAGATCGCCGAGGTCCAGCACGGGCGGTGGCGCCCAGCCCTGAATGCCACCGGACCATGCCGCCAGCGGCTGGAACAGGAACTGGTACGCGAGGCCAGCCACGCAGACCCAACCGGCCGCCGGCCGCCAGCCACCGCGGAACACGTCCGGGGCTGCAGCCTCGACTTCGTTGATTTTGGTTTGTGCCAGGGCGAGTTGCAGGTCAGCCTCG